AGGCCACCTTCGCGCTGTGGAGCTGGCCGTCGGAATCCACGCCGCCGGCGTCGACCAGGTGCTTCATGATCTTGTTGCGGTGGTCGGTCGACTTCTCGCGCGCCCAGTGCATCGGCTCGCCGGGGTTGTGCTGCTCGTTGGCCACTTTGGACAGCGCCGCTACCTTGCACAGCGCGTTCGGGAAGTAGTCGAGGCAGCCATCGGCCAGCGGAATCGCGTTGCGCGCCGCGGCGTCCGTGGGCAGCACGTTGCGGTGGATGTGTGCGAGCTCGGCCGCGGTGGCGATGCGTGCGCGCTCGGCGGGGGCGAGGCGCAAGTTATGCGGGTGCACCCCAAACGTGCGGCCAAGCCCCTCCCACCGGACATCGACATTGCCGCCGGTGGCCGGTTTGCACTCGACAACACCGAAGTCGCCGATCAAAATCTGGGTGTATGTGCCCGTGTACTCGACGCGGTCGCCAATCTTGAACTTGCTCATGCTGCAACTCCTTCGGTGGGCGCCGGCGCGTAGCACACGCGATCCGGCGCGGAAACGGTAAAGCCCTTGCGCTCCTTGAGTGGCGCGATCGCGGCCTGGCAGCCCTGCGTGACCAGGCTCTCGACCATCTTCAACGCCGCGTCCATCGTGGTGAACTCGAAGTGCAGCAGGCGCTTGGGCGGGGTGGGTTTCATCGGAAGAGCCACACCATCCATGCCGCCCACGTTGCGAACAGCAACGTGCCGCCGATCCACTGCGCTTCGCCGGGGTTGCGGTCGAAAGGGACGCCACTGACCCACTGCAGGCCCAGCGCGGCGATAAAGATCGCAATAAAAGCAAGGGCGGACTTGATCTTCATGCGACTTTCCTCGCGAGGGTGAAACGCTGGGCGGCGTTGCGGTACTTCCGGCGCAGGAACACGTCCAGCGCGACGCCTTCGTACTTGCGGCACAGGTAGTCGAGCGTGAGGGGCATGACGCAGAACTCGCCGTTGCGCACCTCGTTCAGCACCAGCACGCCACGCCAGTGGGTGTTGGCCATGCCCTTGAAACCTTCGTCATGCAGGTAGCAGGATCCAGCGACGATGCCCTGCTTGATCTTGCCCGTGGCGTACTGTTTGCTGCCGATATCCAGCCCCTGGACGTGGAACTGTACGAAGGGCTCGCCGATGTGATTCAGCTTATTGTTGGCCGTGCCACCGATCGCGCGGCCGGTGTTCACCGCGGAGAAGAAGTGCGCGTACGTGACGCCGTCGATGACGATCTGCCCCGGTGAGCCGCAGAAGTAGGGCACCACCTCGAAGCCCAGCCGCTCGCAGTTCAACAAGTGGTAGCCCAGCGTGCCAGACAGCCGCGGATCGTTCTCGATGGCGCGGATCAACCGGTGCTCGTGGTTGCCCTCCAGCATGACCTTGCGGCCCTTGAACCGGCCCATGCTCTTTACCAGCAGCGCCAGCGCGTCATTGCCTGCCTGGATGTCGTCCTCGACGCGGGCGCCCTCCATGGCCAGGCTTCCGGGCGCGTCATAGCGGGACAGGGAAGGGAAGTCGTAGTGGTCCCCGCCGTGGACAACGACGTCGGGCGCGTAGTCTTTCACGGCTTGGCCGATCCAGGCCATGTGGTCGGTCGGTACGCCCTTTTTCACCTGGGTGTCCGGTATCACAAAGTGCCGGCGTGGCTTGCCCATTCGTTACTCCGCATCCAAGGCATGTGGCGATATTTTACCACCAACTGTTGTCGAAATCACAACAACCGGGGCGCGACGAATCAGCTCGACGTTGACCTCCAGAAGCAAGTCGCTGTCGGCGGCGATCCGCTTCCGCAAGGACAACTGCAGAAGTTTCAGATCGGCGGTTGGGATGTCTGCGGGGCCGAAGCCGTTGGCGATCACTATCGGGCTCCTTGCAGGTGGGATTGGATTCGCGCATGCGTAGCAGGATGCAGTGACATGACCGTCATCTGACACTCCCGCAGCAGCGCATTCGCCGCAGCGAGGCGGGATTCAGCGCGCTTGGCCCGGTCAGTGCACATCGTCAGTGCGCGCACTAGCTCATCAATCTCCGCCTCCTGGCTCATCAGGTGGGCGCGGATGGTTTGCCAGGAAGATCGGCTAACTTCAAGCTCGCGCAACGATCTATCGACTCGTTCAACCGCAACCGCGACGTTCTGTAGGATGGTCATGGCTTAGTCCAGTCCCGTTTCAGGAAGTGCGTTACGGAAGATTCCCGCCATCGCTTCAAATGCCTTTGCCATCTCTTCGCGTCGAGCGGGAGATTTGGGTATCCAATACGTGATGGCAGACCTGTCATCATCCATTGGCGGATGGTGCAGTCGGTCACTTGAATGAAGAATCATTTGAGCAGCTTGATATACGACGCCGGTATTTGATTTCTTACTTACCATTAGCACTTCGTTGGTCAGTTCTTGGCTGTAGACATTAATTCGCATTACCCTTCTCCTGTAGCGCGGCGGTGAGCTGATCTGCGCAATGCTTGAATGCCTCGCGGACCAACTTGCTGCCGTTTATGCGTTCAAGGACGCGCCACTCCACAATCACCCTCTCAACATCCACCGAATGCGCGTTGCCGATGGCGCGGGTGAGTTTGTCGGCGGCGTTGTCGAGGTGCGCCCACGTTGGCGGCGTCTTGAATCTGAAGCTGTACAGATGCGCAATCACCTCCCGCACCTTCTCCACATCCACCGCCTGCGCGGGCTGGGCGAGGTGGGCGTCTATGGCGTCGGCCAGTGCCCTTTGCTCGCTATACTCCATCGTCTTGGCTTGCGCCAAACGATCCCGCACCTGTTCCAGCGGCATCCTCATGCGGACTCTCCGGGGGATGGGTCGGCGGCGTACGGGTTTTCCGCTATCAACGCATCGCATACGGCACGCTCTTCCTCGGGCAACTTGCGATACGTGTCGCTCTGTAGAACCCACATCGCGAGCTTCCACCCATCCGGCACAGCGCGAGGCCGGGCGGAGTGGGCGTCGGGCTCGCCTATGATCTTGAGGATGTGCAGAACGTCCTCTTTGGGGCCGACGATCTTGCAGGCCCCGCTCAGTGCGCTGTACTCACCCTGGCCCTGCGCGGCTAGTGCGGCAGTAACCGTCACTGCATCATCGCACGGCCAGATGCGATGGCACTTCTCGCAGTAGTCCCGCAGCGGGTCGCCCATCACTATTTCGTCCGTGTCGCGGAACGGAATGGAGGGGTACATCCCGCCGCCGTTGTGCCTATGCTTGCCGTCGTGGCCTGCTTGAAGGTAGCACCACATGGGCGGGTTCTGCGGGCCGGGTGGTCGAAGCTGCGGAGGCGTTTCAGCTATGCGTGCGAGACACCGCATGTTCGGCACGCGCACATGCCCAAGGGCCGTGAGCACATTTTCAACATCCACCACCCGCCCGCTGTCGGCTGCATCCGGTGAGTGGGGGTGGGTGATGCTTCGACGGAACGCGAGGTACTTGGCTTGCGGCATCGTCACGGTTTCGACGTTCGGGCCGTGCACTGATCCGGCGGCCTTGAACCACTCGGCCATTAATTCAGCGTCGGTAACCGCCCCGCCATCGCCCTCGGCGTCGAGGATGGCTAGGAGTTCGGCGGCGCAATGCGATAGCGTCTCTGGTACATCCTCGCCACGAATCATCCACTGGCTTGCCTCGGCCTTCCACCGCTCCGCCAACTCCCTCAGCTTGTCTTTCATCACCAGTCACTCCCGCAAAGCCAGCCCGGCTCGTCACCATGCTCTGTGAGCATTTGCCGGATCGACGTCATGGCGCCGGTCTTATTTTCGTTCTCGTCAAACTCGGGATACTGAACATCAAGCGCCTTTTCTGTCAGCTCTTGCGGGTATCCCTCTTCCGGTAACTCGCCGACCATTTCCTCATAAAGCTTGGATGCTTGCTCAACGCTCTCAGCGGCATATACGTCTGAGTCGTCGCACTGGTATGCCTTAAGTGTCTTGTCTTTCATGCCTGCTTCTCCATGATGATTTTCGCGCAGAGTTCCTTGTTCTCTTTCTCAAGTTCGCGGATGTACTCTTCGACGGTATAGCGGTCATTGCTGGCGCTTCGTTCGGAACCACATTCGTACATACGATTCTCAAGACGTATCAGGCAATCCTCGACTTCCCAGTTCATGCCTGCTTCTCCTGTTCGTCGCGGTAGCGCAGGGCGGCTTGCCATACATGCCACCACTGAATGAGATAATCCTTTTTGTATGAATATCCGGCCTTTTCTTGCGGAAGAATTCCAAACTCGTGCTCAAAAGCCTCCCGGTGCATGTCGGTCATGGCTTGGCTCTTGCACTCGCCGTGAGTGGACTTATCCCCCATTGCCACGACATGCTTAAAGAGCGTGTCCTTATTCATCCCTCAATCCTCTTCGTGGTGGTCAGGTTGCATGGCGCTTGTGGACAAACCACCAGGCCATGAGTGCCGCCTCCGCGCGGCCGTCGTCTTTCACACGCGCGAATAGCTGCTCGTGCTCGGGGAACAGTTCGCTGGCCTTGGCCCGGCTGGCGGCCTTGCGGGCTTTCAGATCCTGGCCCGGCACCGCGTTCAGGCCGACACCGAATTTCCACTGGGGCGGCGTCACGGTGTGGATGGTGAAGCCGTTCGCGGCCAGTACGCCGTGGATCGCGCCCGTGGTGAAGCCGAAGTTGAACGCGGAGCCCAGGCCCTGCATCGGCATGCTGCCGACTTTTTCAATGAGTGCGTGCGTGGGGCCTCGCGGTCGCGGCCCGGCGTACAGCTCCACGTGCGCCGCCAGCGCCGCGATGTCGAGCCGCGTCTTGTTCTTCTCGCGCGTGACGGGCAGGTCGAACACCAGCAGCTCGCGGCCGTTGTACGCCGCCATGGCCCCGGACAAGCCGGGGTCGATCGCGAGAACATTGGTCATGGCGCGCTCCGGATGTTGGTGAGGGCGGCGGAGCGTCGTCCCTTTGCGTCGTTGAGCTGTTCCTGAGCCCACCGTTGCTCAGCGATGTCACCGTGCGGCCCATTCTGGAACGCCGCGTTGTATCGCGACCGCGCGGTGTCGTACGCACGATCAGCTTCGATCAGCTCGGCCACGGCGGCGCGGGCTTCCGCAAGCTGGCATTGCGGGTCGGCGTGCTTGTCGAGAGCCAGAACACAGCACGCCGCATCGATGACCGCCAACACATCCACCGGCCCGCTACTACGTGTGTCATCCATCTCCGTTCGCCTGTTGTGGGTTGATTGGGCGCTATGTTGCGCTTTAGACAACATCGCTGTCAAGCGTTTCGTCCACACTTTATGTGAAACGTAGGCGCACGCCTACGTCACCTGTCGTTAACCAACACTAGGAAACAATCACCACACCTGCTACCTTGCGCCGCTCCAAAACGAAACCCCATTGCCCAGGAGAGACACCCGTGTCCACCCGCACCCCGTCCGCAAGAGCCACTCCGCCCGATGTGTTGTGGTTTCGTCGCGCGTTCGAAAAGGCAGGTTTGTCACAGAACGAAGTGGCGCACCGGATCGACATGGATCGCAGCGCGTTCTCCCGTACCTTGAAGGGCACCCGCCGGATCCAGGTTGAAGAGATGAAACGCCTGGCCTTCGTGCTGGGTGTGACCGAAGACGAGGTGTTGCGCCACGCCGGCGGCAAGTCGGCCAAGGTGTCCGCCGGCGGCAAGGCGAGTGCCGAGGTTGCGGTGAATGCGCCGCGTGCGCCATTAGCGGGCACGGTGGATGCCGTCAGTGGGGTAGTGCGGCTGCTGGACGTGTTGCCAACAGCCGGAACGCTTGCCCTGGCCATCCGCGGCGATGACTTCCTCGATGGCCGCCACCTCCTAGTGAGCGGCGACCTCGCCGCGCCGAGCTCGGCTGCCAAGGACATGGGCGTGCTGCAACTGGACGACGGCCGAATGGTCGTGGGCAAGTTCAAGCCTGGATTCACCAAGGGCCGTTTCGACGTCGGTCCCGTGCTCGGCTTCGGCGGCCGCCACGATGACGTGGGGCTCGTGGGGCTATATGAACTGGTCGGGATGGACCTGGGGAAAAATTAAGCTAAGAGTTTTTCGGGTCCGGATTCGGATAGCGAAATTTCGGGCTGAAAAGTTTAGCTAAGTTTTTCAGGAGGGGTCGACCCCCTCAAAACAGGGGAATCCTTCTGGGATTCTAAGACTTCTAGAGGGCGTAGAAGCGGCGCAGCCCTTGTGCCACAACGGTCGTCTGTGATTTCCGAAATTCTATGAGAGTTTTGAGTTGCTGTGGCTGTATGGGCGTTTAGCTAATAAAGCGTGTGCGTAGCGTGTGCCATGTAGATACCCATTCTATATAACTTATATTTTAATAGAATATATAGAAAAGAGAGAATAACCCAGTCGTACCAAGGGCCGCCGAGGTTCTACGTTTTGAGATGGGTTGGGGAAAACGTGGAAACGTGGAATAAAGGACCGGTCCCTCCGCGTGGCTGGGAGAGGGCTTGAGCTGTTTGGGGATGGCGGGCCGTGTGACCTCCGCGCAAAGAAAAGCCCAGCCGCTTCGCGCCAGGGCAAAGAAAAGCCCGCTTGCGCGGGCTCGGGTGTGTCGGTAAATAAAGGACCGGGGTTAGGCGGGCACGTAGGCGGTGCCGTCCCATCGCTGCAGCCGTTCTGGCTCGATGGGCGCATGCGTGCTGCGCGCCGCCTCCTTCAAGGCATCGGCCCATCCCGTGGCGCCGATCATGATCCAGCCGTAGGGGCCGCGGTAACGGTAGGACTTCAGACCGTGCGCGGCAAGGGGCCTGTCTTCGACGTTCATGCCGCCGCCTTGACGCACGTGAAGGTCAACAGGCGGTATCCCTTGCGCGGCTCACTGACCAGCGTCACGTCCATCGGCTGGCGCTTCAGCGCGTTGAATTCCACGGCGTCGCGGAACTGGCCCGTTTCGATCTTCACCGAGATGTAGCGTTCAAGCCCACTGTAAGGGCGCGAGCCCGCGAACAGGTATTCGAGTTGCTTCACGACGTCCATGGCGGCCAGGTTCGCGTTGAATTGGTCGGTAACGTTTTTCACGATAACTGTGATTTTCACGGTCTGGTGCTCCAAACGATGAGGAAAACAGCGCCGTCGATCACGGCGCAGATGGTGAGAAGCCGGGCGATGACCTGGGGGAATGTCACGCCTTGGCCCGCAGCTGGCCGATCGCCCAGCACTTGGCCAGGAAGTTCACCGGCCCGTGCGCCACTTCTCCGCGGGCGCACATCCTCGCCGCGCGGTAGGCGGCTTTCCATTGGCTGCGGGGCAATGACCGCCGCGGCGTGAGGTCAATAGACATGATCGTTCTCCACGTAACAGCGCCATGGATTGGCACTCGGCAAAGCCGACGGGATTGGCCATCGGCTTTACCTTGTGTCATTCCTTGGCGGCTTCCAGCCCGGCCAGAAACGCTTGCATCCGTCCCCACAGTTCGCGCTTGGGCGCGTGGCCTTGGTCGAGCGGGCACGTAACACCGCCGCATTCGTTCGACATGCGGTGTAGGCAGACACCGCCGTACGCATGGCTGACGTGATAGTTGCCGACGTTGGCACGCAAGCGCCCGTCCGCTTGGCGCGTGTATGCCGTTTCCGGCGATCCCGTGGCCTTGTTGATCCGTAGGGCAAGGTTGTCGAGCATTTTGTCTGTGATGCGGTCCATGATCTTCTCCAGTGTTGTCAGAATGTCAACGCACAAGGCGCGCGAAAGCGTCAATCAGCTTCTGCAAGCGTGACCGGCGTGGGAACGTGCGACGCGTGCAGCACGGGGTGTTGGTGCGTGGCGAGTGAAACGGGTATTCGTTGCGAAGGGCTTGACGGTTCATTTGCGCTGTCCTGTTGTGGTGGGTGAGGCTATAATGTCCACAACGCCGCCAAAGTGTCAACAGGCAATTCGATTGTTTTTCTCTATGGGTTCACCATGAGCGATAGCACCAGCCTATCTATCTTTGCAGATCAAGGACTTAGCGAACCCCAGGCGCGGTTCTGCACGCTCATTGCTACGGGACATTCGCTGGATTCCGCGTACAAGCTAACGGGCACGACCGAGTATCGATATACCAAGTGGCTCGTCGAACTGCCAGCTTTCGAACGGGCGATTCGGTCCGCGCGCGCGATCTTAGCCGAGCGACACCTGAATGATATGGACCGTTTGTTGTTCACCGAGCCCGATGTACAGCGATTGGCGTTGATGCAGCGTCATTACCACTGGAAAGCGGGAAAGCTGATTCCCAAGGTGTACGGAGACAAGCTCGACTTGAACGTTTCGACCACGGTCGACCTGGCCGGCGCCCTGGCCGAAGCCAAGGAGCGCGCCCGTCTGCGACTCATGTGCGACCCAGTGCCGGTGATCGAAGGTGAGTTTGAGTCTGTGCCTAGTGTTGCGGTCCATCGCTCAGTTGATGATGAATCAGTTGCGCCAGCGTCAACACCTCCGATGCCCGACATCTTCAGCTGATCGTGGGTCCCATCTGCGCCGGGGAGGGGGTGCCGGGTGGGGGATACCCCCGAGATTGGCCGCGCGAGTTCCACCCAGGGCCAACTCGCGAACGAACCTTCAAAATTTTTTGAAATTCACCAAACCAAAATAAACGGAAGCTGAACAATGGCGAAGGCCAAACAGGTTTACTCCGCCGCCGACGAAAAGACGTTGATGTCGGAGTTGTGGGACCCGCAACTCGCTGACGATCTGCGGGCGCACGTCATGTTCATGTACCCGTGGGGAAAGTCGAATACGCCGCTGGAGGGGTTCAAGGAACCGCGCAAGTGGCAGATCGCCGAGATGGAGGAAAAGACGGACCACATCCGGGCGAACAAGATCCTGATGCAGCAGGGCAAGACGCCGAAGATGTGGATGGGCTCGAAGGCGTCCGGCCGCGGCATCGGCAAGTCGGCGGAGGTTAGCTTCGAAGGGCTGTGGATGATGACCACGCGCCTGGGCAGTACCACGATCGTCACGGCCAACACCGAGGCACAGCTCACCTCCCGCACCATGGCCGAGCTGGGCAAGTGGCACACCCTGGCCATCAACAGCCATTGGTTCGATCGGGCGGCCATGAGCCTGCGGCCGGCGGACTGGTTCGAGGAATTGCTCAAGACGCAGCTCAAGGTCGATACCGCGTACTACTACCTGAACGCCCAGTTGTGGTCGGAGGAAAAGCCCGACGCTTTCGCCGGCGTGCACAACCACAACGGCGTCATGCTGAAGTTCGACGAGGCCAGCGGCATCCCGCAGGCCATCTTCTCCGTGTCGGAAGGGTTCTTCACCGAGCCGGTGCTGGACCGGTACTGGGACCTGTACTCGAACCCGCGCAACAACACGGGTGCCTTCTTCGAGAGTCACCACAAGTACCGGGATTTTTGGGTGCCCAAGCAGATCGACGCGCGGACGGTGGAAGGCACCGACCCAGCGGTGTACCAGAAGATCATCGACCAG